GGCGGGATGCCCGCGTCTTTTGCCTCGGCCAGCGTCTTGATGATCGCCGACAGGGCACGGGCGCGCCCGCCAGCGTCGAAGGCTTGCAGGGGGCGGATCGTGTCGATCGTCACCTCGGCCCCGAGCTTGGCCGTCGCCTCGTCGGCCAGAAGCGCGGCGATCGGCTGCAAGGTCCAGATTGCAAGCTGGCGTTGCGCCTCGCGGATCACGGGGCCGGTGGCCGCGCGGTTGAAGAATGACGGCAGAACGCCATAGGCCATGCCGATCGCCTCGCGCGCCGCAGAAAGCGTCTCGGCGGTCATGCTTCTGGACAGGTCCGGCGAAAGCTGATCGGGCTTCTGGCCGATGGTCGGGTTCATGCCCGCCGCCGTCGCCTGGGCCACGCCTTCGATCACCAGCGTTGAACCGCGCCGCCCCTTGAACGCGCCGCGCATGGTCGCCATGTCGTCCGCGCCCGTGTCGGGCAAGGGCACGATCTGCGAGCCAAGCGGGGCATTCTCGAACGTCTCCGCAAGCGCCGACTCGACCGCATGGAGCATCCCGCCGGTAAGGCTGGACCGGCGCAGCGGCGCGGTGCCGATCCATGGCGTCAGGTTGTCCGATCCGATTCGCAGGTGCAGAACCTCGGCGGCAAGCGCGGTGACAGTGCGCCCGCCGCCCGCCTCGGGGATAGACAGGCGATAGGCGCGGGGCCTGCCGTCGCGGGTGGTCACGTCCCAATCCGTGGCCGGGACAAGGCCCATGTCCGTGACCAGAAAGACCGCCTCGCCGTTCAGCGCGATGCCTCGGGCGATCATCGCCATGGTTTGCCGGGTCAGCAGGTCGGTTCCGGTCACATCGGCAATCGCAAACCCGCCTTCCCACAGGCTGACGCAACTCTGAACCGTCGCGGTAAGCTCGGCCACGCCGCGCCGCCCGCTGATGAAGCTGTCACGCGCCGCCATCACTTGCGCGGTGTATCCCCCGCCAGCGGAACGCGCTTCGATCGGTCGCAGCTTGTTCAATAGCCATCCAAGCATTGTCACCTCCACCGGATTGCGGCGGGGCGGTGCGTCATGCGCCGGGTCACCTCGCCGATGGGTTGCCAGTTCCGCGCCTCGATCTGGGCTTGCGGATAGGCGGGTTTCGTGACGGCGCTGATCTCGATCAGGTCAGCCGCCTTGATGATGCGCAAGATCGCGTTGCCGCGTTCTTCAACCGTCTCGCCACCGGGGCGAACACGGAAACCGGGGGAAAGCCCCCGTACCAGCCCGGCCGCATTGGCCGAAAGGAAGTCCCGCACATAGCTGACCTGCCCCATGGCGGCGCTGATCGTCGCTTCAACGGTCAGCGCCTCATCGGTTTCGGTCAGGGTCAGGGTGCCCGATGAACGTGAGGCCAGCGGCTTGTTGAAGTCATGGCCGGACAGAAAGTGCACGTCCTCGCCGCGCTCGATCCGATCCGCGAAAGCACGGGCTGCGATCACCTCGCGGCGCTCACGGCCCATTCCCACACGCTCGGCCAGCACGGTTTCCCGGCCATACGGGAATGTTGCCCGAAGGCGGGTTTCCCCGCCCTCGGTGCGCAGCTCAAGGCTGCCAATGTGAGCGCCCCAAAGCATTAGCCAAGCTCCAGACCGGTCAGCAGTTCAAGCTGGGCCGGGCGCGCAACGGTCACGTCCATGGTGGCAAGGGCGGTGATCCGCAGCCCGCCCGACTGTGCATCGCTGTAGGGATCGCGGATCATGTCCACCGCGCCCCATGCGCCGATGAAGATAGGGGCCACGCCGCCCGCCGCGGTGGTCAGCAGGGCCGAGGTCGCCGCGGGGGTGCCGGACGGCGCGGCAAGCGCGTTGTTCGTCATGGCGATGTTTCCCGAGGGCAGGTTCTTTACCAGCCGGTCCCATTCGGAAACCGCCGTGCCGGTGATCAGGGCACCGTCCAGATAGTCCCAAAGCTCGGGCCGGATCAGCGCCCGCACCGCGTCGGGCGATCCGGCGGCATTGGAGGCCATGAACCGGGTTACAGCCGATCGGAACGCGCCCCAGGTCGCCAGCGCCGCAACGGCGGTGGAAGCGATGCCATAGGTCGCCGCGCCCGTGATGACGCCAAGCGGCTGGCCGTTGGCCCCGGTGCCGAGGAACGCCGCCTGATCCATGGCCGCACCCATGGCCCCGCTCATATCGCGCCGCACCGCCTGTTCCAGCGCCGCGCCGGACTGTTTCAGGGTCTTGCGGGTGATGCGCATCTGAATGCCCATGTTGTGGTCAGGCGACATCGCCCGGTCGGTGGTGGCATAGGTGGTAGGCCCGGCCACGTTGGCCGTCTCGCCGTCCGCCCAGCCCGCCGTGACCGCCGAGGTGGTCACGGGCCATTCCACCGCGCCCGCGTCGATGCTGATCATCTGCGCGCCCATGCGCGCCGCCACACTGTCGGGAAACAGGCGGTCGATGATCGGGCGGGTTCTGATCGGGTTCGGGGTGCCGCTGGCGACGGTTTCACCGGCCCGGACTTCAAGCGCCTGCCACGGCACGGGGATGCCCCGGAAACCGCCGGCGGCGCGCAACTCGGACACGATTTCCGCCGTGTGGCCGTCCAGTTGCCGCCCCTCATCAAGAGACAGCGCGACCTGACGCAACTCGAAACCGGCCATGAGGTCGGCCCATTCCTGTGCCGTGCGGGTTTCCAACTCGCTGCCCGCGTCCCGGCGCTCGGTATCCTCGGCGATCAGCGCCGCGCGATAGCGGGTTTCGTTGGAACGATATTCCCGATCCAGCGTGTCCATCTGGCGGATTTCATCCTCGGACGGGGTTTCCTTGCCCGCCAGTTCGGCGAGGTTCTGGCGGATTTCGCTTTGCCGCCGGGCGATCTTTACTGATTCGAGCATGGTTTATCCTTTCTGCTCAACAGGGTGGTTGTCGTGACGCTCAAGCGACTCGACTGCTTTGCGCCAGTCCTGGCGTTCTTTTCGGGGCGGGGGATGACCGCACTCGATCCTTGTCTTTCTGGTGTGGCAACCGGGGCAAAGCGCCTGAAGGTTGCGCGGGTCATAGGAAAGCTCGGGATGCGTCCTGACCGGCTTGACGTGATCCACTTCCAGCCGCCCGCCGCAGCCGCAGGACGTGCAGCGGTAGCGGTCGCGTTCAAGGATCTCCGCGCGCAGCACTTTCCAGCGTTTCGTGCGCGTGACCTTGCGGGAATGCCGGTGATGTTCCTTGCGGATGCTCATGAGATATCACCCGTTTTTGCGGTGATTTCGAGGAAGCCCCGGTTGTCGGGAACCTCCTTGATGCCGTCGATCTCGAAGGTCACGCCCTCGTGCACAAGGCGGTCATATCGGGCGATGCCGCGCCCGAATGCGGTGGCCCGGATGATGAAGCGGGTCACAAGCCGATTGCCCCATACGCCCGCGCTAAGGCGTTCAGCATCGGACACGTCGCGCCGCCTGGCGAATATGGGTCCGCCAAGATCGGCCCATTCCTGGACATAGTTTCCGTGTCCGTCCGGCGTGCCCGTCGCCCGCCGGATTTGAATGCGGCGGTTGAGGCTTCCCGAGTTCAAAACCATGCCATCCTCGCTTTCGTCTGGGGTTTGGCCGCGATGCGCGCGCCTTGCGCCACGGCAAGGACAGAAGCCGCCGCCGCGTCGATCCGACCGGTGGAGCGGGCTTTCGCCAGTTTTAGGTTGTTCGCCGGATCGCGCAGACAGACCGCATCCGCGAAGGCCGATCGCAGCAGCAGCGACGGTCTGGCCTTCACCAGCCCGTCAAAGGCGGCGCGGCGGAACCTCTCGCAATCCTCGCCGCCGTCACGAAAGCCCTGCCCGCGCCAGACCAGCGGCGCGCGGATGCCCGCCCGGCCAATCGCTTCGCCAAGCTCGGCCTGCTTGTAGCGGTCCATTGTTATCGCAATGACGTTCTGACCCTCGACATGGCGCATCACCTCGGCCAGCCACGGCGCGACCGGCACCGTCTTGTCGCCGAGAACGGAAAGCTCCCCCCGGTCATGCATTTCGACATAACGCCCGGCCACGCCGTCCGTCTGGCCGCGATCCAGAAGGCTGGGAATTGACGGGAAGGTGCCAAGGCATTCCAGCCGCCCGGTCGCGGGCCAGTAGAACGCCGCCGCCGTCATGGAGGCCGAGCCGCCAAGGTCGATCCCGATCACAACGCCGCCTTCTCGGGGTGGAAGCGCCGAAGTTTCGCAGCCGAGCCATTCGTCAAGGGTGATCAGCAGATCCCGCGATTCCCCAGAAACGCGCTCATTGCGGTTGTAGAGGCGGAAACTGGTGAGGCTGGAACCGCCCCGCGACATCGCCCGCTTTGCCTGGGCTTCCAGCCATTCCAGCGAGCCGCCAATGCCATAAGGCGCGCCGGGGTTGGCGATCAGCAGGCTTTCGGTGTCATCGGCGGGCAGTCCGGGCGCTGGCCGGTGTTCCTGGACGTAGGAACCGGGCGACGGATCGTCGATCCACCGGGAAAACGGGTGCGTGTCGTCGCTGGCGGATGTGCTGATCAGGAAGGCGCGCCCGTCACGCTTGCCAAGGCCGGACAGCAAGGCATGTTCAAGCTCGTCGCCGCGATCCAGCGCCCAGTGCCCGCGCTCGTCAAGGATCGCCATTGTCGGCGCGCCGCCGAGGGCTGATTTACCGTCTGCCGCGATCACCCGCAGAACGTGCCCGCCGCCGTCGCCCTCAAACTCGATTTCAAGCCGGGGGGCGCGCCGGAAAATGAAGTGCCGCCTGATTTCCATGGGCAGGCTGGCAATGAATCCTGCCACAAAATCCCAGATTATGCGCCCCTGATCGCGGGTCCGCGCCGCTGCGATGATCTCGCGCCGGGGCTGGCGGTCCCAGACGCCAATCAGACCGCCAAGCGCAAGGCCCGCCGTGATCGCGGATTTGCCATTGCCGCGCCCGATGCTGAGAATGGCGTTGGCGGTGTCGTCAGCCATCGCGCCCTTGATGAATTGGCGCTGAAACGGGGCAAGCGTGACGGGTTTTCCAGAGTTCGGACCCTCGGGGATATGCAGGCTATGCATGAATTGCATAGCTCGCTCTGCCGGGCTGGCCGCGTCCGGTTCCGCGTCCTGCGCGTAAATTGAAAACTCACCACACCGGTCCTCCACATTCGCCAAAGTCGCGGCATTGGGACCATGCGCGAAGAGGTCGGCCTGTTGATCAATGAAACGACGCGGCGCGGGCGGAATGATCGAGCCATCCGCCTTGCACCATGTTCTTTTTTTTGTCGTCGTTTCGGTCATTGTGCTCACTCTCGCGTGTATCTCTTCGTTCAATCGTTGCTCTCTCTGCCCTCTGCTCACTGGTGAGGGTTGCTGTGACGGTCAGAAAGCGGGTTACTCCAGCGGGGTTGAAAACCCGCCTCCCGCCCCTGACCGCTACGATCTTGCCTGCTCACCGGAGCCGGGCCGCCGCTTAGGTCAGACCTGCCTTTCCCTCGGCGCGGTCTTGCTCTCACATGTTCACGCCCTAGAGGGTGGCGTGGGGCCTTAGGGCTTAGTTCGAGAGACCGCACGACGCGGATTAAGCTGCCCTTGTGCTGTGGCCCGTTACCCGGTAGCACTTGTGATGCGTCAGCCCCGGCTAACCCGTGAACGCCAACTGCCGCATAGGCCCGCCGTGTCACCGGCGGGCTTTCTTCTTCTCACCTCTCGATCAGCTCGACATCACGTTCGGTGGCCGTGCCCAACTCTGACACCAGCCGCCGCATGATCTGCTCTTGCCGGGCAGAGGGACGCCACGCGGCGCGCTTCCCGTGCTTGGCGATTGACCGGACAAAGCCCTTTATCCATTCGTCCGAACCGTCCGCCATCACGCGCCGCAACACCTGCGGCCAGTAAAGCGTAAGCAGTTCGTCAAGCTCGCGTTCGGTCATACCTGCACCCCGCGATACCTGGCCCCGATCCGCGCCATGTGCGGCGAGGTGGTCAGGGACTTGGCGTCCATGGGAGACCTGCCGTCATAGTGCAGCGCGGCCTGATCCATGAGGGCCTGCGCAAGGTCTGACGGCACGTCCGTTGCATCCGCGCCGAACCCGGCCTGATACTCGATCGTCATGCGGCTGGGGGTCAGGTTGTGATAGTCCGCCAGCCAGTGAATGTAAGGCCGGTTGCCGCCCACAAAGTCGAAGGCCGTGAATGCCTCGCCGTCGATCGTCACGGTCGGAATGTCATCATCCGCAACCGGGCCAATGGGCAGGATCAAGCCGGACTCTTGGTCAGGGTTGAAGATCGTTACCCGGATCGTCTGGGTCAGCAGCGCGATCTGGGCAAACTGTTCCAGTTCCGCCGCCGCCGTCAGGCCGATGTTCTCGATCTGGTGATCTTCTGCATCGTCCGGACTCCGCAGGTAAATTTTCAGGGCGTCCATGGCAAAGGGTAGCGCCGCGCCGCCCGCAGTCCGGTGCACAAGCATTCTCATGCAGCCACCTCCATTTCGCTTATGTGCCGATGAAACGCCGCCTGATCCGTGGCGCTCATGGCCTCGAAACATGCAAGGGCGTATGCCTTGCGTTCAGACCGGCTTGCGCAGGATGCCCAGAACCGGGCTTCCTCCATGCCGCCAAGGAACGTTGGCAAGGGTGCCCCGGCCTCGCCAATGGCCGCCGCCGCCGTCAGTTCCGCATCATCCGGATCAAGAGAATTGAGGGCACAAAACGCCAGCGCCCCGCGCTCGGCCATGGAAAGCCGGGCAGACGCCACGAATATGAAAGCGGCCCACGCATCCGCCGTTCCGAGGGTCAGGCTATAGCCAAGCATCCGGGCCATGCGCTTGTGCTCGGGCTTCATGAAATTGGAAA